CGAGAACTCCCTGACCACACTCAACGAGAAGGATCCCGTTGGTGAAGTCAACCGCCGTCTCTGGAACAGCGGTAGTGATGAAGACAAAGAGACTGCTCGTAAGCAGAAGCGTAAGCTACAGTATTACAGCAACATCTATGTCGTGAAGGATCCTAAGCACCCTGAGAATGAGGGTAAGGTATTCCTCTACAAGTATGGCAAGAAGATCCATGACAAGATCCTTGCTGCTATGCAACCTGAGTTCCAAGACGAGACTCCTGTCAACGTCTTTGACCTTTGGGAAGGTGCTAACTTCAAACTGAAGATCAAGAAGGTTGCAGGTTACTGGAACTATGATTCTTCTGAGTTTGATTCTGTCTCTGCTCTTAGTGCAGATGATGATGAACTGGAAGCAACCTGGAAGAAGGAACACTCTCTCGAAGCATTCACTGCTAGGGATCAGTTCAAGTCCTATGAGGATCTTGAGCGTCGTTTGAACATGGTGCTCGGCATCAGTTCACGTCCTGCTCCTCGCAAGGTGGATCCTGAAACCTATGAGGATGAGAGTGAGGGTCGTGGTTACGATCACGCTAGTGATAGTTTCAATGCTCCTGACATCACACCTTCTCCTGTGAAGGAAGAAGCAATCGTTGAAGACGACGATGCTCTGTCCTACTTTGCTAAACTTGCAGAGGACTGATATGGAACACGCAGTAGAAGCATGGAACACGATGGGATGGTTTGAGGGTTTCCTCTTTACTGTCTGGATCGTAGCTCTGTATTGGGGTAAACTTAAAATTGATCAACGGTTTGCACGGCGCACTGTGTATCGTGTCAAACTAGAAGACAAATAACTTTACGTGGGTCTCCTAACCGAGACCCTTTTTACTGACCTTTACTTAAAGTTTAAACTAACCTTAGTTTACCTAACGGTTAAATCGTGCTAAATTACTTGAGGATCAAAAGTCGTTGATCCTTTTTCTAAAATAAGGAATTCCAAACAAATGAAAGCAATCGCTCTTGCCGCACTGGCTCTCTCAGCACTGGCGTCACCTGCCCTTGCAGGACCCTACGTTGAGTCCAAACACGAATTTAAAGGCACCGATGATGACTACAGCAAAGCTGTTCATCAAGGACGTGTCGGTTACGAATGGAAAACTGGTCGCTTCTCTCCTTACGTTGAGGCAGGTCTAGGTGTTTCCGTTCCTGATGGTGGTGATAATGATACATTTAAAGCACTTGAAGTTGGTACAAAACTGAAGGTGACTGATAAGTTCTCTGCTTATGGTAAGTGGGAGAACATCTTCCAAGATAGTGATGACACTCGTGACTGGAAGGTTGAAGTAGGCACCAAGTACAAGTTCTGATAGGAAATAAATGAAACTCAAAGCACTCGCTGCTGTTGTTCTAGCAGCACCCCTGATGGTGGCATGTGGGTCCACCGAGAAAGCAAACGAACCGTTTAGATTGAATGGTGCAGGTGCATCATTCCCTGCTATGTTGTATTCCAATTGGTTTACTTCATTCTCTAAAGACACAGGCAACAAAGTAAACTATCAAGCAGTTGGTAGTGGTGCTGGTGTTCGTCAGTTTAAAGCTAAGACCGTTGACTTCGGTGCCTCTGATGGTGCTGTGAAAGACAGTAAGCAACCTGCTGAAGGGATGGTTCACATTCCTATGACGGGCGGTGCGATCGTCCCTGCTTATAACAATCCTGGTTGTGATCTGAAGATGACACAGACTGAACTTGCTGATGTCTTCCTTGGTAAGATTACTGAGTGGTCACACTTCGGGTGTGAAGGTGGTGTTATTAAAACTGTTCATCGTTCTGATGGTAGTGGCACCACCAAAGGTTTCACTAACTCTCTGTCAGCATTCTCTCCTGAGTGGAAGAAGACTGTAGGAACTGGTAAGTCTGTTCAGTGGCCAGTTGGTGTTGGTGGTAAAGGTAACAGTGGTGTCGCTGCTGGTATCAAACTTACGCCTGGTTCTATTGGTTATGTTAACTATGGTTATGTGCAGAATGATCCTGCATTGGAACAACCTGCACTTCAAAACAAGGCAGGTAACTTTGTGAAGGCATCTGCTGAGACTGCATCTGCTGGTCTTGGTGAGATCGTTCTTGACGATCAACTGCGTGGTGCTGATGCCAACCCTGCTGGTGCTAATGCATATCCAATCGTTTCTCTTACTTGGATCCTAGCTTATCCTGAGTATGAGAAGAACGAGAGTGTGAAAGAGGTTCTTCGTTATGCACTGACACCTACTCAACAGGGTAAGGCAGACTCTCTGGGATATGTACCTCTTCCAGAAAGTCTTCGACAAAAAGCACTTGCTGCTGTTGAATCCCTCAAATAACTTGTATACATAATACATAATTGAAGAGACCCTCAGGGTCTCTTTTTATTTGAGGTTAGTATGAACATCTATCTAAACCTAAAACCGAATAACTATGATGGAGAATCAGATCTCCTAACACTAGACTTGCCAGCGAATCATCTAGATGATATAATGCGATATGTTCGCCCTATTGCAGAGCAGAATCGACAGGCAGAACATAAGATTCTAAAAGATCTTATCAAAGAAGCGGCATTTATTATTTCACAGAGGAATTATGAGCGTAAGAATCGTAAGAACAAGAAACGGTGAAGACATCATCTGTGACTTGTTTGAAGTAACAACTAAAGATGATCCTGAAAAGACGGTAGCATTTCAGTTGAACCATCCATATAATGTATGGTTGGAAGGTGTGGACGAACCTAAACTATTGGTCGAAACTGATGCACAGGATGGTGTTCAAAAGATCACTGATCCTGAAATTCACTTTAGACCTTGGGTTCCTCTTTCTGCTAAGAATCAAATTCTTATGAAGATGGAAGAAATCGTTACCGCATATGAGACTTATCCAGAAGTCATTACAAAGTACAATTCATTAGTAGAGGCAGATGCAGGAAACGTCAGTAGTAAAACTGATACTGCTCCAACAGAGGAGTGAGTATCTAATCGGTAAGATCACAGAACTAGATGAAGAACCTAGTCTCTTGATCGAAAATTGTTATGAAGTTACAGACGAGGATACAATTATTCCTTTTCCTCGCTTCAGTGCTCAGCGTGACGTTTTCTTGACATCCGAGAACGTCTTGAGTATACTGGATCCAGCACCCAAACTGCTGGAGACATACAACGCTTTATGAGTTCTTTCTACACCAACATTCAACTTGCTGGTGATACTATTCTATATCGGGGTTATGAAGAGGGAAAGCGAGTGCAGTTCCGCACTCAGTTTTCTCCAACTTTGTATGTTCTTTCTCGCAAGAAAGAGAAGTTCAAAACTCTCGATGGTCGATATGTTTCTCCTGTAGAATTTCAGACTGCTCGTGAAGCACGAGATTTCATCAAACAGTATGAAGGTGTAGAAGGGTTTGAAGTTCATGGGTATGAGCGATTTGTATATCAATACATGCGTCGGGAGTTTCCTGGTGAGGTTGATTACAATATCAATCAGATGAAGATCTATGCACTGGACATTGAGGTTCAGTGTGAGAACGGATTCCCTAATGTAGAAGAAGCAGCAGAAGAAATGTTGTCTATCACCATCAAAGATATGGTGACAAAGCAGTATTACTGCTGGGCAACTCGTGAGTTTGAAGCACCTGAGGGTGTGGAGACTCATATCTTCTGGACTGAACATGAAATGCTAAACCATTTTATCGAATGGTGGGTGCAAAATACACCTGATATCCTTACGGGTTGGAACGTGAATCTATATGACGTTCCATATATCGCCCGTAGGGTTAATCGTGTACTTGGGGAGAAGTGGATGAAGAGTCTGTCTCCCTGGAACCGTGCAAATGAGAGGGAGGTCTATGTCCAAGGACGTAAAAATTATGCTTACGATATCTCTGGTGTCAACATTCTTGATTATCTCGATCTATATCGTAAGTTTACGTACTCAAGTCAAGAGTCTTACCGACTCGATCATATCGCTTTCGTCGAACTTGGGCAGAGAAAAGTTGATCACTCTGAATACGAAAACTTCAAAGACTTCTATACCTCTGATTGGCAGAAGTTCATGGAATACAACATCCAAGACGTTGAACTGATCGACAGATTGGAAGATAAGATGAAGTTGCTTGAACTTGCCATCACGATGAGTTACGATGCAAAGGTGAACTTTGAAGATGTGTATAGTCAGGTCCGCATGTGGGACACTATGATCTATAACTATCTTACAGATCGCGATGTTGTTGTTCCCCCTCGTAAAGGTGCCAAAAAAGATGAAAAATATGCAGGAGCATACGTCAAGGAACCGATTCCTGGAAAGTATGATTGGGTTGTTTCTTTTGACCTTAATAGCCTGTATCCTCATCTCATTATGCAGTACAATATCTCGCCAGAGACACTCATCGACGCCCGACATCCCAGCGCAACGGTTGATCGAATCCTTGAGGAAACGCTAGATATTGATGGGAAGTATTGCGTTTGCGCTAACGGTGCTCAATACCGAAAAGATATTCATGGGTTCCTACCCGAAATGATGCAGGAGATCTACAATGAAAGGACCATATACAAGAAACGAATGCTTGAGTCTAAGCAAGCTCTTGAACATGCCACCACACCTACAGAAACCTTGGCATTACAAAAGGATATCTCAAAGTTTAACAACATCCAAATGGCAAGAAAGATCCAACTCAACTCTGCCTATGGTGCCATCGGAAACCAATACTTTCGATACTACAATCTTGCAAATGCTGAGGCGATTACTCTTAGCGGGCAAGTCTCAATTAGATGGATTGAGGCAAAAGTAAATAATTATCTAAACAAACTTCTCAACACAGAGGACCACGATTATGTTGTTGCTTCCGATACTGACAGCATCTATATCTGTCTTGATCTACTCGTTCGCCATGTATTTGATGGTAAAGATGTTCCTACAGAGAGGATCGTTGACTTCCTCGATGCTGCCTGTAAGGATCGAATCGAACCATTCATCGACAAATCATATCAAGGACTAGCGGACTACGTTGGTGCCTATGAACAGAAGATGTTCATGAAGCGAGAGAACATCGCTAACAAGGGCATCTGGACTGCTAAGAAGCGATACATCCTCAACGTTTGGGACAGCGAGGGTGTTCGCTATGAGAAACCTAAACTGAAGATCATGGGCATTGAAGCAGTTAAATCTTCTACACCCGCTGCATGTCGCACATCTATTAAAGATTGCCTGAAGGTGATCATGAATAAAGATGAGGAGCAGGCACAAAAGTTTATTTCTGACTTTCGTGAAAAGTTTACATCGTTGCCAGTTGAAGATATTTCATTTCCACGAGGTTGCAACAATCTAAATAAATGGTCAAACCCTGCGACAATTTATAGTAAAGGCACCCCTATTCACGTCCGAGGCGCATTGCTGTACAACTTCTACAATAAGAAAAACAAACTGACTCATAAGTATCCTCTTATCCAAGATGGCGAGAAGATTAAGTTTGTGTATCTCAAAACTCCTAACAAGATCAATGAGAACGTCATCAGTTATCTGGCAACGTTCCCGAAGGAATTTGGTCTTGACAAACAGGTGGACTATGATTTACAATTCGAGAAGTCGTTCTTGGATCCCATTAAAGTTATTATGGACGTGATAGGTTGGAAACCTGAAAAAGTCGCATCACTGGAGTTTTTATTCGGATGAAAAGAACACGCTTTGTAGTCACATATCAGAATGCTTTTGGATTTTCTCCTAGAGAAGAAAAAGTATTCGATGATCATAAAGAAGCAGAATGGTTTGAACGTGCCATGAAACGTTCTAATTACATCACAAACATTTTGGAGGTTAAAGAGTGAATTTTCTACAGGATGTAGCAAAGGAGATTGGTAATGAGTATGCAGGACTTGTCAGTGATGGTGTCGCAGCAGGAGACACTTCTGATTTCATTGATACTGGTAGTTACATT